AGCTGGTCAGCCCTGACAAGGACGCAAACGGCCGGCAAGGTTTCGACGCCGCTGAGCATCGCGCATTCATGCGGAGCCTAGGATGAAAGGCTCAGCCCGCATCCCCACTTCCGCCGAGCAATCCAAAGCAGGAAAGAGCGGCGGAAAGAAGAAGCTTGACGCTAACGCCATAGAGGCGCTGTGGGACCTGGTTCAAAGTGAGCGCGCGAGGACGTTCCGATGGACGCCGCCCACGCAATCGCAGCAAAACTGATCGCTCGCCATCTGCGCACGATGGCTTTCAACGGGGAATGAGGATGCAGTTATTCGCAAATGTGATGCTGGTGTTGGGGATCATAGCGCTCGTCATCGTGAGCACGTATTCAATGATCTATCAGTTGATTCATGGCAATGGCGGACAGCATGCGCCTTTCATTCCAGAACCGCCTCCCTCAACGCTAAATGGAGTAAGAATGGCGCGCAGAACATATCGGCCGCATATCCGGGCGGCGTCGTCCTTAAGGAAATACCTCGGTTGGCAACAATGGATCTGCGAGGGGTATGGATTTTCTGGTTGCGCCGCGACACCGAAGCTCGCGTACGACAACTGGTATCAGAAATTCATCCGGGGATGAGCATGGAATCAACCGACGACAATCAGCAACTCGATGACTTCTGCAGCCGCTGGGCTCAATGGCATCGCTCGCGCCGGCTGTTTGCGCCGCCGATCCCGCAGAACATTCTGGCTCGCATGCGCCCGCAACCAGTGCGCGAAGCCCCTGACGCGATCCTGAGCGCCGATCTTTCCTACTTCAATCTGGCTCTGCTGTCACAGCCAGAGGGGAAAGGGAAGATGGCGTTCTATCTCTACTACCTGCACGGTGTGCGGCCGGTAAAGTTGATCGCCTCGGAAATGGGCTTCACGACACAGGCGTTTTACAAGGCACTGCGCAAGGTGAGGGTAGATACGCACAGGTCATATCGGCGCATGGTGTATGGAGAAACCATTATGGTTTCCGATTCCGTAGTTTCCGAAATGGCCTCTTAAAGGTACTATTTCATAGAGGCTGAATTACTGCCTCCTCATGATTGGCTCCTGGTACTCCAGGGCGGGGCTAAGAGGGCTAGTTATCTGCCGTCTGCCAGGGACCATTCATGAGAGTGAATGCGCAGGCGGATGCGCAAAGATTGCCAGTAGGACGGACCAGTTGCGATGGGATGTCTGAAAACTGACGCGCCGGAAAGACGGCGACCAAAATCTAGCCTCGCCCGGTTCGCGCCGCGCGAGGCTTTCTCGTTTCTGGAGCCCGAAATGCTGCATAGCGTGACAGCCAAACAGGTAGCAATCGTCTGCTTCGATCAGGACCTGAAGAACGCAGACCTTCTGCATAGCCTCGGTCATCCCGCTCCGCGCGTCGTCTGCTATCAGGTCACGCTCGATCCAGCACGGTTGTCGCCTGAAGGCGAATTCATCCGCTTCGGTGTGGGCAATGACGAGTTGGGTCAAGGCGACGAAATAACCGGCTGGATAGCGTTGGCCGATCTGACCGTCGAAGAAATCCTTGCTGAGTGGGATGGCACTCAGTTCCGCGTATTTGAACCGAGCGCCGAGCGCGCAGCAGCTTAGGAGTAACACATGACCACAATCTCAAATCTGATGGGTGCAGGCGTCCCCCCGCTTCAGGCCCAGATGACCGTAGGCAAGGTAACGCAATCTCTGACGGGCGGCGGCACCTCCAGCCAGACCAATGCAACCGCAGTGCCGAGCGATGTGAACGTTTTTACGACCGTCGCCCTGAACTCGGGCGCGCGCTTGCCGGCTACCGGTCCCACCTCTGGGCAGGCTGGCGACGTGATCGTCATTGCCAACTTCGGCGCGAACCCGCTGCTGGTCTATCCCGCAACGGGCGGCAATATCTCGAACGCTGGCGTCAATACCGCGGTGAGCATTCCGGTGAACAAGACGGCTGACTTCTATTGCCTCGGCGCGAACATCTGGGCGTCGAGCATTGGCGGCTAATCATGAAATATTACGTCTATCGCCTCATTGACCCGCGCGACGGGTCAACATTCTATGTTGGTAAGGGATGCGGCGATCGGATGTATCAGCACGTCAAGGAAGCGCGAAACGGAAGGCAGTCGAGAAAATGCGATCGAATCCGGGAAATTTTTGGCGCCTCCATGGAAATCGGTTACGAGATCGACTCGCGCCACAAAGACGAATTAGAAGCGTATGAGAGAGAAGCGCAACTGATTGGCGAAATTGGCCTGCACAGGCTGACCAATCTGAATCGAGGCGGCGGCGGAGTGCGCAAGGGGATGCCGCGCACCAATTCATATAGTAGCTGGATGCTGGCACGCCGCGCCATGCGTGGGCTCTCCATATATATCCGGCAAATGCGCGCCGGCTATAAATTGATGCTGGGCGGCGTTTGTATGAATGACTTATGTCGGTTCGCCATGGATAACATGGTCAAGGAATTCGGCTTTGGTCGAGTGGCCGACGAGATGCGCAGAAACCATGTGGAGCTTGTACATGGCCGCTCGTCTACGTAAAAGCCACCAAGATGACGTAAGAGCCAAAATACAGGCCAGTCAGCTAATAAATGTCCTTCAGAATCACGCACTTGGCAATCTGGAAGAATTGTCACCATCGCGGCTGAAGGCAATCGAAATTCTGCTTCGCAAGACGGTGCCCGATCTCACGGCCATGCAACTGTCAGGCGACGGCGGCGGTCCGATCATCCACAAGATCGAGTACGAAATTGTCGATCCTTCGGGTTCAGGTACCACGGAAGCTTAAGCCGCTACTGCTCCCCAAGCGCTACAAGGGGGCATACGGCGGCCGGGGCGGGGCCAAGTCGCATTTCTTCGCTGAGCAGATCATCCTGCGCTGCATTATGCGGCCGACGCGGGTGGTGTGTATCCGCGAGGTGCAAAGCTCGATCAAGGATTCTGTGCGGCAGTTGCTGATCGACAAGATCAACAAGCTGAACGTCGCGGCGATGTTCGAGGTGCTGGACACAGAGATTCGCGGTCCGGATGGCTCGCTGATCGTGTTCAAGGGCATGCAGTCCTATAACGCGATGAACATCAAATCTCTTGAGGCGTATGACGTTGCATGGGTGGAAGAAGCCCAGACACTGACGCAACACTCGCTGGATCTGCTACGACCGACATTGCGGCGTGAGGGTTCGGAACTATGGTTTAGCTGGAATCCGCGTTTCAAGACTGACCCGGTGGACATGTTCTTTCGCAAGAACCCGCCCCCAGATGCGATTTCGGTGCTGGTGAACTGGCGTGATAACCCGTGGTTCCCCGATGTGTTGCGCCGTGAAATGGCTCACGACTTCATGGTCGATGAGGACAAGGCGGACCACATCTGGAACGGTGCTTACGGGAATAGCCAGGGTGCAATCCTCGCCAAGCTGGTCAATCAGGCTGAGCGGACTGGCCGGATCAACGACGAGATCGTTTATGACCCGAAAGGAGCGCCGATCGAGATATCGGGCGACCTTGGTTATCGGGATACGGCTTCATGGTGGTACTGGCAGCGTGTGCCGGGCGGCTTCAATCTGCTGAAGTACGAAGGCGATACCGGTCTGGATGCAGACGACTGGATTCCGCGGCTTCAGACAAGTGTCACGGAACTTGGCGCCACGCTCGGAAAGATATGGCTGCCGCACGACGCGCGAGCCAAAACGTTCCAGAGCAAGCATACGACCGTTGAGCGGTTCCTCAGCGCGTTTGGTGGCTCTGCAATCGATGTGGTGCCACAGAGCAAGAAGCTCGACCAGATCAGCGCAGCTCGCGCTGTGTTGCCCAAATGTGCGTTCAACGCGACAGCCTGCGAGTCGGGTCTGGATGGATTGCGTGCATGGGAGTTCGAATACAACGAGGAAAGTGGCGTGTTCTCCCGCGATCCGCTGCATAACTGGGCTTCACACCCTTCAGACGCATTTGCATACGGCGCTCAGGTCATGAGCGTGGCTGAGTACGTCAAGCCGATGCAGGAGCCCGATTGGGAAAACATGGACACGCGCGAAACGCTCAACGACGTGTGGGCTGATCACATGCGACATCAAACGAATCACCGGAGGTTGTAATGGCAGCTCATCTGAGCGGTACAGGCGTTCGCATCACGGCGAGTACGACTGTGAACAAAATCCCCGGACAGACCCTTATCGGGCTGATCATCGCCATTGGCGCGGCCGGCACGGTGCAGGTCTACGACAGCAACGGCACAGCCACGACCACGCCGCTTACCGGCGTTCTCACTAATCCGGGGAGTAACGTGTTCCTGCCGATGTATCTGGCTTGCCAGCAGGGGCATTACATCGTCATCACTGGTACGGTTGATTGCACCGCGGTAATCGGCTGATATGGCTATCACGATCGCTCGGTCTCCCGAAGTGGAGCGCTACATGGCCTATATAACGGCCTATGAGAAAGCGTTCAAGAAGTGGGAGGATCGCACCGGCAAGATCGTCAAGCGGTACCGGGACGACGCGAAGGAATACAGCTATGGCAATGAGCAGGCTCGCTTCAACATCCTATGGGCCAACGTTCAGACACTGGTTCCAGCCACTTTCAGTCGTCTGCCGCAACCCGACGTTTCGCGACGGTTCCGTGATTCCGATCCCATCGGTCGTGTTGCTTCTCTGCTCCTTGAGCGTGCCTTGGAGTTCGAAGTCCGGCACTATCCGGATTACCGCGAAGCGATGAAGAACAGCGTCCAGGATCGATTCCTGGGCGGTCGTGGCGTTGCGTGGGTGCGATATGAGCCGATCACAAGCGTCCAGATGCCTCTCTCGGATGATGAGACGGGAGACGATCCGGCAATTATCGAAGGTGCAGGCGCGGACCAGATTACCGATGACGCGCCGCTCGAACAGATCGACGATGAAACTGCGCCGGTTGATTACGTTAATTGGCGTGATTTTGGTCATTCTGTGGCACGCACATGGGAAGAAGTGACGTGTGTATGGCGCCGCACGTATCTGTCGTATGCGAAGCTGTGCGAGCGCTTTGGCGAAGAAACGGCAATGCGCGTGCCGCTTGATGTGTCGCCGGAAGATACGAATTCGCAGTCTGCGCGTATGAAGTCTGGGCAGTCGCAGATGAACAAGCAGGCCTGTATCTACGAGATCTGGGACAAAACCACGCAGAAGGCCGTATGGCTTTCCAAGGCGGTCGGAGAACTGCTTGACGAGAAAGATGACCCGCTCGGTCTGGATGGCTTCTGGCCCTGCGCCAAACCGCTTTACGGTACAACCACGACTGACACGCTGGTACCAGTGCCTGACTTCATCCAGTATCAGGACCAGGCGAACGAGCTTGACACGATCAGCGATCGCATAGACGGCCTGATCAAGGCGCTCAAGGTGCGCGGTGTCTACAACGCCGAGTTCAAGGAATTGCAGCGCCTCTTTACGGAGACGGGCAATAACGACCTGATACCGGTCAAGAGCTTTGCAGCCTTCGCCGAGAAGGGTGGCCTGAACGGCGCGGTCGATATTGTCGATCTGACGCCGATTGCAATGGCACTGCAGACGCTGTTTGAAGCGCGCGCCAACGTGGTGGATCAGATCCACGAGATCACCGGCATCAGCGACATCATGCGCGGCGACACGGACGCTGCCGAGACTGCCGCGGCGCAAGGTATTAAGGCGCGCTTTGGCTCGGTGCGACTTCGCAATACGCAGGAAGACGTGGCGATCTACGCGTCTGAGTTACTACGTCTGAAAGCACAGGTCATCTGCAACAAGTTCACGGACCAGACGATTATCCAGATGTCGTCAGCCGCTCAACTGTTGCCGGAAGATCAGCAGCTTGTACCGCAGGCGATCCAGATGCTGCGCTCCAATGTCGTGCGCAACTTCCGCATTGAGGTTGACGCGGATTCGCTGGTGCAGATCGATGAGGATGCCCAGAAGCAGGACCGCGTGCAGTTCCTGACGACCATGAGCGGCTTTCTGCAGCAGGCCGTTCCTGCGGCCCAGCAGACGCCAGAACTGGCTCCAATGCTGCTTGAAATGATGAAGTTCGGCATTAGCGCATTCAAGGCTGGCAAGACGCTGGAAGGCATGTTCGATAGCACGATGGAGCAATTGCAGAAGGCACTGGCGCAGCAGGCCGGTCAGCCCAAGCCGCCTCCTATCGAAATCCAGAAGGTGCAGGCCGAATCGCAGGCGCGTATTCAGGAAAAGCAGGCTGGCGCGCAGATTGACATGCAGATGGAGCAGCACAAAAACCAGCTCGAAGCCGCGAAACTGCAACAGAACGGCCAGCTTGAAGTGCTGAAAGCGCATCTTGCACAGCAGACGGCAGAATTCGAGCAGCGAGTCCAGGCTCAGCAGGCAGCCCAGCAGACGGCGATGGAAATGCACCGTGACGAGATGGCCCGGCAGCAGGAAGCTCAGCTTGAGCGCATGAAAGCGGTCATGGAGGCGGACAAGGCCGAGCGAGACCGCCAGTTCCAGTTGTTGATGAAGATGTTTGACGGTCGCGTCAAGCTCGAAGTCGCTGAGATTAGTGCAGAAACTACGCTGGATGCGGCGCAGATCAGCGCGGCTAAAGCAGGGAGCGACGAATAATGCCGATTTACGCCACGCGCTGCCAAGCATGCGGCGCCGATGATTCGGTCTATCGAACCGTGGCCGAACGTGATCGCGATATTCCTGCATGTTCGTGCGGTGGCGAAATGCATCGCGTCGTCACAGCGCCATACGTGGCCGCCGACATGCAACCCTACCAGTCGATGATCACTGGCGAAATGATCACCTCTCGCTCGCAGCACCGGGCGCACCTGAAGGCGCATAACTGCATCGAGATCGGCAATGAAACGAAGTATCTGAAGCCCAAAGAAAAGATCGACCTTGCGCCGGAGTCGAAAGCAGCTCGCAAGCAAAAGATCATCGAACAGGTCAACGCCATCAAATAGGCGAGACCTCAATCCACGGAAACGAAGCCCCCTTATGGGGCTTTTTTTATGGGAAAACAGAAATGGCAACCCGCAGAGAAGACCTTGCAGAAGCGCTGAACGCGATCGACGAACAGACGACTGAGACGCCTGCAGCAGATGCCGTGCATGAAGTCGTGGTAGATGCGCCCAGCGTTGAGAACATCAGCGCTGAACCCGCTGAGAAAGGTGAGCGTGTTCGGGATGAGGCAGGCCGGTTCGCGCCGAAGCAGCCGAATCCGCAGGAAATCACCGATGTCGTCGCGAAACCGGTTGAGACGACTGAAGTTGTCGAGCGCGCCGAAGCGCCGAAGTCCTGGAAAGCTGAAATGAAGGCCACCTGGGACAAGCTTGACCCACAGGTCGCGTCCTACATCAGCCAGCGCGAGCAGGAAATGTCTCGCGGTGTCGAGCAGGAGCGCGAACGCCTTGCGCCGGCCGTGCAGCTTTACCAGACCGTACAGCCGTTTGTCGATGAAATCCGCCAGATGGGACGTGATCCGCAGGCGGATCTGCGCGACCTGCTGCATACGCGGCGGCTGCTGGCGACTGGCGACGAAGCCACGAAACTGCAAACGATTGTGAACGTTGCGCACGCGGTTGGTATCCCGCTGCAACAGATGCTTCAGCAGAGCGCGGCATTGCCGGCGCACCTGCAGCATCACATTGATCCCGCCGTCATGGCTGCGCAGAACCAGGCGCGCGCGGCGGAGTTCCAGCTGACCCAGCGTCAGCAGATGGAGCAGCAACAGATCCAGCAGCAGGCGATTGCGCAGGTCGAGCAGTTCAAGGCCTCGCATCCGCATGTTGACGAATTGGGACCGGAAATGCAGCGCCTGCTACAAGCGGGACTTGCAACGGACCTCGATAGCGCCTATTCGAAGGCGCTCCGCCTGAACGACAAGCTATTCCAGCAGACCCAAGCGCAACAACGCGAGGCTGCGGAAAAGCAACGTCGGCTCGAAGCGGATAAGGCAGCGAAAGCTGCCAAAGCGAACGCAGTCAGCACGCGATCGGCCACACCCGGCTCAGTAGCGGCGGCGACGAGCGGCGCACCGAAAGGGCGGCGGGCGGCTCTCGAAGCTTCCTTCGATGAAGCGACAGCCAGCCGTATTTGATATCACTGATAGGAGCGACAAATGGCCTTTGCCAATAGCGCAATCAGCGACATCATTGCGACGACGATTCAGTCCCGTAGCGGCGAGCTTGCCGACAACGTGACGAACAACAACGCGTTGCTGATGATGTTGCGTGAACGTGGGAATGTCCGTGAATTCGGCGGCGGTAACGTGATTCTCGAAGAAATCATGTACACCGACTCGACGACCACGAACGTCAACTCGTACTCGGGGTACGAAGTCCTCAACATTTCGCCGAACAGCCCGATTTCGGCCGCCCAGTTCTCGATCCAGCAATACGCCGCTGCGGTCACGATCTCGGGTCTGGAAATGCTGCAGAACAGCAGCAAGGAAGCGATCATCGATCTGCTCGATTCGCGCATGGACATCGCCGAGTCGCAACTGATCAACCGTATCGCTGCGGACATCTACCTGGATGGTACCGGCAACTCCGGCAAGAACATCACCGGTCTGGCCGCTGCGATCCCCGACTCGCCGACCTCGGGCACATATGGCGGCATCAGCCGTTCCGCGTTCACGTTCTGGCAATCGCAGGTGTTCTCCGGTCTCACGAACGGCGGCGCTGCAGTGTCGGCCGCGAACATCCAGAACTACATGACGCAGCTTGCCCTGAAGGCAGTCCGCGGTCGTGACCGTATGGATCTGTTCGTCGCGGACAACAACTACTACAGCATGTACGTCGCCTCGATGCAGGCTCAGCAGCGCGTGATGTCGGAAGGCAACACGAAGCTCGCTGGCGCCGGCTTCCCTGCACTGAAGTTCTATGGCGGCGGCATGCAGGCTGACGTGGTGCTGGACGGCGGTATCGGCAACAACGCGACTGCTAACCACATGTGGGGGCTGAATACGAAGTACATCAGCTTCCGCCCGCACCGCGATCGCAATTTCGTTCCCATCGGTGGCGAGCGTCAGGCAGTCAATCAGGATGCGGTAACAAAATTGATAGGCTGGGCCGGTAATTTGACCAGCCGTGGTCCCCAATTCTCAGGGGTTTTGATCGCCTGATTGATATCCAATCAAATCAGGAGGTGATATGTTATAGGTTGTCAAAACCAACATATCACCTCCATGAAACGGATAGAACGGACCGGCGAAAAATACGGTCGCTTGACAGTAATCGAACATGTTCCCAACGCTCCAGGAGCCCGCAATACAAACGCGAGATGGCTGTGTCGTTGCGAATGTGGAATTACGAAGGTCGTGTACGGGCAGGATCTGAAGAAGGGAAAGGTCGTTTCGTGTGGGTGCTGGAATCAGGAAAAGCGAACCAAGCACGGAATGTCTGGCAGCCACATCCACAAGGTGTGGATTGCTATGCGTGATCGCTGTAACAACCCGAATAATCCGTCGTTCCATAACTATGGCGGCAGGGGTATTAAGGTTTGCGAGAGATGGGAATCTTTCGAAAACTTCCTTGCCGATATGGGAGATAGGCCGGCGGCTTTCGAGATTGATCGGGAGGACAACGATGGCGACTATGAGCCTTCAAATTGCCGATGGTTGTCGAGGCAACGGAACCTGAACAATAAGCGATCAAATCGCCTTCTGGAGTTGAACGGGCAGACCCATACGATTGCCGAGTGGTCAACGATCACTGGCCTTTCGTGGCTCACGATCCGTCAGCGCCTTCGATACGGATGGAATGTTGAGCGGACGCTGACCGAGCCGGTCAAAAACCTTAAACGAAAGGAGCAATAGTCATGGCTTTTTCAGTCACTCCGCAGATCGGCATCGATCTGAACAACATCGTCACCGCGGCGAACATCGCGGCTGGCCAGCAAGCAGTCCCGAATCGTCTCGGCGAGCAGGTCTTTGGCAGCGACGGGAAGTTGTACGTCCTCGCCCAGGCCAATGCGTCGATCACGGCTTCGACGGCTGTCTGCACGGTCAGCCCCACGACGTTCCTCGCGACTGCTTCTGGCGGCTCGTATACGTCTCCGGCGACCAACATGGTGACCGGCGATTACGGCTGGTTCTCGAAGGCGTCGGTGTAACAGGTTTTCTCCCGTGGGTTTTCCGGTGGGCTTCGGCTCACCGGTTTTTTGGAGGCTTAGATGTCGTTCCTAACTGAAGAGTACGAAAAGCTCGTTCACTTGGTTGCTCGCGCATTTGCTCGCGCGCATGGTCAGGTTGAAAGCGCAGAGACATTCGCCGGCACGGTCTTGGACCATGCCAAGGCGATTGCTGCAGAAGACGCCGCGAAGGTCGAAAAGGTCGCTGAACCGGCACCGTTGCCGCCCGGTGACGAACAGCCTGCAGCATAAAAACAATTCAACCTGACGGAGAAAAGCATGTACCAGGCACTGGAAAGTGATACCGCGAATCCGCGCGCAGGGCTGTATGTCGAGTTCTTCCCCGGCAAGCGCCTGAACGAATTCCGCAGCAAAGAAACGGGCAAGCCGGAATACGACCTGATCGACTTCATCAAGAAGTGCAACCCGGGCGACCCTACGAACGTCATCGAGCGCCCGGCGCGTGACGAGGACAAGGACGAGTTTCCGGGGCAATGGGCGGCCTATCAGCGCCGCACGTCATATCGCCCGGAGTCGGGAACGCCGATCGAAGACTGGCCCCGCCTCGATGTCGCGACGGTGGCGAAATTGAAGGCTCTCGAATTCCATACGGTCGAGCAACTGGCCGAATGTAGCGATCAGCAATGCCAGCGCATCGGCATGGGCTGCTATGACCTGCGCACCAAAGCAGCAGCGTATATCGCGGCTGCAAAGGATTCATCGCTGGCTCAGAAGCAGGCCGAGGAAATCACGTTGCGCAATCAGGAAATTGCCGACCTGAAAGATGCGAATGCACGGCTCTGCGCACGGCTCGAAGCGCTTGAAAGCCTGCGTCAGGAAGGTGAAACCGAAAAGCGCGGTCCCGGCCGCCCCCGCAAAGCAGAAACGGAGTAAGACATGACGACAATGCTTCAGCTCGTGCAGCAGGCGACTGGCGAGCTGGGGCTTGCCGTCCCCACTCAGGTAGCAGGGAGCACTGCGCAGGACACGATCCAGCAGCTTGCCTTGCTGAATGCAGTGGGATACGACCTGTTGCGCGAGCCGGCATTCAACTGGCAGGCACTGACCACCGAATACCGTTTTACAAGCCTTTGGACGCAGCAGACGGGCACCGTAACGAATGGCTCGGCGGTCATCACCAATATCCCTTCCACGGCTGGAATCGTCGCGGGAACCTACATGGTTACCGGGACCGGCATCAATCAGGACACGTATGTCCAGTCGGTCGATTCGCCGACACAGGTCACGCTTACCCAGCCCTCGACGGCGAGCGGCACAGGCGTACAACTGACCTTCGCCAAGACGAAATACGCCTTTCCTGCCGACTATCAGCGCATCGTCGATCGTACGCAATGGGACAAGTCGAAGCATTGGGAAATGCTCGGACCTGAAAGCCCGCAGCAATGGCAATGGCTTAAGTCAGGATACATCGCGACTGGCCCGCGGATTCGCTGGCGCATTCTCGGCAATACCTTCCAGATATGGCCCGGTGTCAGCACGTCCGAATATCTCGGCTTCGAGTATGTCTCGAAGTACTGGGTAACGGATGCGGGCGGCACAGCGAAGGGCTCGTTCACTGCCGACACGGACACCTGTGTTTTCGATGACCGCCTGATGGTGGCCGGACTGAAGCTGAAGTATTTCGGCGTGAAGGGCTTCGAAACACAGCTTCTGCAGGACGAATATGACGCGATCCTTTCGTCCGTCAAGGGCGAAGAGCAGGGTGCTCCGATGCTGTCGATGGCGCCTCGTCTGTCGAATGTCCTGCTTGGACCTGAGAACATCCCCGACAGCAATTACGGAATGACGCAATGACGAACGTCACCGGAATCGCCGCACAGGCCCAGAAGCGTCGCCGGGCCGCGCAGGGGCAACGCTCGCAGACGGTCAATCTGCCGGCGCCTATTGGCGGATGGAATGCGCGGGACTCGCTTGCGCAGATGCAGCCTGAGGATGCCGTTTCGCTAACGAACTGGTTCCCGACGACCTCGGACGTGATGGGCAGACAAGGATACATCCAGTGGGCGACTGGACTGCCTGGTCAGGTCAATACGATCATGCCGTACACGCCTTCATCCGGCTCCGCGAAACTGTTTGCTGCGTCGGTATCGGGTATTTATGACGTGACCAGTGGCGGCGTTGTAGGCGCTCCAGTCGTCTCCGGGCTGACGAATGACAAATGGTCATACACCAACTTTTCGACGAGCGCCGGGCCGTTCCTGGGCTGTGTAAATGGCGCGGATGGGTATCGTGTTTATAACGGCACCACATGGCAGAGCGTCACGTCTGGTTCTTCGCCGATTTCGATTACCGGTGTTGATCCCACGACGCTCAGTTTTATCACCTCGTTTGTGTCGCGGGTCTGGTTCATCCAGAAGAATTCCCTGAACGCGTGGTACCTGCCGGTAAGCAGCGTAGGCGGTGCCGCGCAGCAGTTCCCGTTGCAGGCAATCTTTCGCCGCGGAGGTTCGCTCGTTTCGATGGGCGTATGGACGGTCGATGGCGGTTACGGGATGCAGGATTACATCTGTTTCGTGACCACTGAGGGCGAAATTGCTGTCTATGGCGGGACAGATCCGTCACAATCCACGACGTTCTCACTGGTTGGCGTGTATCAGCTTGGTTCGCCGATGGGGTTCCGCTCCTTCATGAAGTACGGCGGCGATCTGCTTTACATCGGGAAAGACGGTCTCGGCCCGATTTCACAGTTGCTTGCTTCGTCTCGCGTCAATACCCAGGTGAATCTGACCGGGAAAATTCAGGGCGCCATTTCTCAGGCGACCTCGCTGTATCCGAACAACTACGGCTGGTGCCTGGTGCTGTTTCCGCTGCAGAACATGATCATTCTGAACGTGCCTGTCGGGATCGATCAGCAGCAACAGTATGTGATGAACACCATTACAGGCGCATGGTGCAACTTCACCGGGTGGAACGCGAACCATTGGGAGCGCTATAACGACCAGATCTATTTCGGCTCAAGTGGATATGTCGGGCTGGCATGGAATGGCTATAGCGACAACGGAACGAACATTAACGCTCTCGCACAGCAGGCGTTCAACGAGTTCGGCACGCCGTTGCAGAAGCGTTTCACGATGATGCGCCCGATCCTATGGACGAATGGCGCGCCTGCGCTCGCCGCAGGGATCAATACCGACTATGACCAGAACGTCCCGCAATCGACGCTGAATTTCATCCCGACGAACTTTGCAGTCTGGGATACGGCGTTGTGGGATTTCGGCATCTGGGGCGGCAGTCTGCAGATCGCCAAGGCATGGCAGGGCGTCACGGGTCTCGGCATGACTGGTGCACCGACGCTTAAGGCTGCAATCAACGGCACAGAGACCCATTGGGCCGCGAGCGATATTGTTTTCGAGACGGGCTGGACAGTCTGATGAAGCGGATTGTGTGGGATCAGCCGGAGCGTGTGATGCGCTTCGTGGCTGAGCGCGTCGGTGAGCACCAGATGTTCAATTACGCGGCGATCGGACTCGAACGCGACGGCGAACTGATTGCCGGTGTTCTGTACGAGCAGCATAACGGGCCGAACGTAATGATGCATGTGGCCTCGGACGGCTCCCGGCATTGGATGACGCCGGCATATATGGCGGCCTGCTTTCGCTATCCGTTCATTCAGCTTGGCGTGAATCGCGTGACCGGTCTGGTGCGCGCCGACAACCTTGATGCACAACGTTTTGACGAAGCACTCGGCTTTGTCAGGGAAGGCGTTTTGCGCGAGGGCGCAGCAGACAGGACTGATCTGATTCTGTACGGAATGCTGCGACGCGACTGCAAATATCTGGGCGGTAAATATCACGAGGCTTTGATCAAGGAAATGCAATGAACATCTTCAAAATCCTCAAGTGGTTGCTACTCGACCAGTTCACGCTTTCCGGAATCGGAGGCGGCAAAGGTGGCGGCGGTTCGGCTCCGTCGTATCCAGATCCGAACGTGGTTGCGCAGGCAACGACGAACACTAACGAGAACACTGCAGCCTTCAATAAGGCGCTCAACCTTAACAACTACTCCAACCCGTTCGGCTCGCAGCAATCCACACAGGTCGGAACAGATCCGACGACTGGCGCGCCGATCTATAACACGACAGTTTCAGCCAATCCGCAACTCACGGCGCAAATGAATGCGCTGTTCGGGCAAACCGGGCAGAGCGGCCAGACGATCCAGAATTCCATGGGCGGAATTAACGGATCGCTGAATGGAGTCGGCAACGCGATCAGCCAATATAACGGGCTGAATCAGTCGATGGCCGGCGTCGGTCAGCAACTCGGATCGTTGCGTTCCCAGTTGAGTACCGGGGCAGCCGCACAGGCCCAGCAGCAAGGTCAGGATGCAGCCTACAAGGCGCAAACCCAATATCTTGATCCGCAGTTCTCGCAGCAAGGAGAGAGCCTGTCAGCGCAGCTTGCCAATCAGGGGCTGACTCCGGGATCGCAGGCGTACAACAACGCCATGACGAACTTCAACAATACGAAGCAGAACGCCTATAGCAACGCAGCGAATCAGGCGATCATGACTGGTTCGCAGCTCGGCGCGCAGAATCTGCAAAACCAGATTGCCGGGATCAATACTCAGGCCGGTTTGCTCAACAATCAATATGGAATCATGCAAGGCCAGGGCGTGAACATCGGCCAGGAGGCGGGCCTGTATGGGCAGCAGGCAGGTCTGTACGGGCAGCAGGCCGGATTGAGCCAGTTGCCGTACTCGAATCTGAATACGATCGCCAGCATGATCCCTGGCTACTCAGGCACAGGACAATCCAGCGCTTCGCCGGCCGACATCGCAGGTCTCTACAACAACCAATATCAATCCCAACTGGCTGGCTACAACGCGGGCCAGTCCAGTTCGAACGGCATGATGAGTGGCCTTTTCGGTCTCGGATCGTCGGCGCTGATGGGATACATGATGTCCGACCGTCGCGCGAAACGGGATATCCGCAGGGTCGGCACGTTCCCGAATGGCCTTCCGGTCTATACGTACAGATACGTAGGGGATAACGTCCTGCACCTCGGCTTCATGGCTGATGAAGTGCGGAAGGTGGCGCCGCATGCCGTGCTGCGCGGCGCTGATGGATTCGACCGCGTTAATTACCGTCTGGCGGCTTAAATGGGCGTCTTCGGAAACACACTTAGCACGGACAACGCGGATTCCCCGATCGGCGTCATTGCCGAGAAGGGGCAGCGTTGGACCGATCCGCTTTCTTGGATCACAGGCGGAAAGTGGGCAGACCTCACGTCGAAAGACATGCCGAAGTGGACGAATCAGGTATTGCGCCCGATCGTCAAGCCACTGAACGAATTCGACCAGCAGACGAACCCGCTGCGCAAGATTCCGATGGTCAACAACCTCGCGAATCTCGGTTACGCAAAGCCTGGTGATGCGATCGGAACAGCAATCGGCACGGTATTTACAGGCGGTGCTCTCGGTGGTGCTTTAGGTGGCGCAGAAGCGGGCGGTGCGGGAGCAGGGGCAGCAGGCGCTGCTGACGCTGGTCTCGGTGGTGCCGCGGCTGGTTCTGCGGGCGGTGGACTGTCAAGTCTGTTCGGTCTCGGTGGCGGCCTTGGCGCTGATGTAGGTGGTGGCGCCGGAGCGAGCGGAATGGCCGGCTTGTTCAGCGGCCCCGCTGCATTCGGAGATGCTGGTCTCACAGGAACTGTCAGCGCGGGCGGCTCAGGTCTTGGCGGAGTCATGGGTGGCGCTGATATGGGCGGTGCTCTTGGGTCGTCTCCTACGGGCCTGTTTAGCGGCCTGCTGCCAGGTGGTGGAATGTCAGGCACAGCGAGCGGCGCACTTGGCGGTGGCCTCTCTGGCGAAACGGCCGGCGCATCTGGAATTGGCGGCGCATCGATGGGCGGACTCAATATGGGCTCGTTCACGAATCTGCTCCAGCAGGCATTGCAGCAACAAAGCAAAAGCTCGCAGCAGCAGGCCCAGCAGCAAGGTCAATCAGCGAACAATCTGAATTTCTCGCCGCTCAGCAACACGGTGAATAACCTCGCTTTGCAGCAGCAGAATATCGCGAACACGCAGCAGCTTCAGCAGAATCTCGCGCGCGAGCAGCAGCGCCGTCAGGCAGTCGCACAGGCATTGAATCAGGGGGAAGGATATGGCTACTAGCGCGCCGGGGATGACCGTTCTTCCCCAGTATCAGGGCGACTATTACACGCTGCAGAACAAGCAGGCGCTTGCGCAGGCTTTGATGCAGCAGGCGTTGCAGCCGCAGCAGATCCAGGCGACGGGCTCCGGGCCTTATACCGTCATGCCGAAGTACAGCGTCGGCGCCGGCATTGCGCAGCTCGGTCAGGCTCTGCTCGCCGCGAAGATGCAGCAGCAGGCGTCGCAGGGTCTGCAAGGGCTCGGTCAGGCGCAATGGGCATCGCTCGCTGGCGCTCCACAACAACCGCAGGCGAATACTGACGTAGGCGGAGCATCGGACGGGACGCAACAGACTGGCACCACGCCGAATCCATTCCAGACCGGCAGCAATCCGCAGGCACTCGCTGGCGCGCTTAGTTCTTCGGCTGGCGCTGCGCCTGCTCAACAGCAATCGTCTGGCGGTGGGATGCTCTCACCCGGTGGCGCATTGAATCCGAGCGGCATGGATCAGGGCAAAGCGGCCTATCTGTATATGACGATGGGGCCAGCCGAATATGCGAAGAATTTCGTCGCGCCCTATGTGAAGCCGACTGATGCTACGCTCATGGCACGGCAAGGCGGGGTTGATCCTCAAGCCGCCAATCAGGCAGCACTGTTCAAGAATAACTTCGTTGCACCTGTCACTGGTACTGGAACGTTCCGCGATCCCCGCACGATGCAGCCGGTCGCCTTCAATCCGAATGTGCCGGACGGTTCGACGCCGCTATTCGATGCATCGGGCAATGTGGCTGCTGTGAAGCCTATTCAGGGTGCCCAAGGCGTCATGCAGGGCAATGCCGCGGCGACAGCTGCTGGCGGGGCTCAGTTCAAGCCTGTGCAGGTCTACAACCCGCAGACGCAGCAGATGGAATATTCGAACGAGGCCGCTGTAACGAATCCCTCGGCGCCTGCTGGCATCCGCAACAACAACCCCGGCGCAATGATGCCAGGTGGAAAACTCGCGCAATACCCGGATATGCAAACTGGGCTTGCTGCGCTCGATGGAAATCTAGCGAGCTATGGCAAGCAGGGTATCAATACGATCTCAGGCGTGATCTCGAAGTGGGCACCTCCGAACGAGAACGATACGCAGGCGTACATCAAGGATGTCTCGCAGCGCCTCGGGATTTCTCCGAATCAGAAAATCGACCTCACGAATCCGCTCCAGCGTCAGGCGCTTTCGACGGCAATCGCATTGCATGAGAATGGCCCATCGGGTGTGTTCGGCGGCGCATCGGGCGCCCCCGCTGCCGCGCCTCCGCTCGGCGCTCAAGCCAATGTCGAGGCTCAGGTAAAAGGGCAGGTAGATACAATGCAGAAGTCGTATCAGAATCTGCAAACGGTTCGCTCGGGCGCTCCTGCTGCGCTTCAGGACGTGGACAACATGTCGAAGCTGGCTCAAGGCGCTAACCCGCTGACGATCGGACCGGCTGGCGCCAAGTTCGCCGGCCTGTTCAGTGCCAACGCTGCTGAATATGAAAAGTCGCGCGATAACCTCGTTACCAACTTGGGCTCGCAACTCGGCATCAATTCCGACGCCGCTCGTGATCTCGTCTATGGCTCGATCCCTTCGTATGGCGCTCCAAAACAGGCTGTTCAGAACGGTCTGCAGACACTTAGAGGCCAGATCCAGACGCGCCTGCTGAAATCGGATTACCTCTCCGATGCGTATGCGTCCGGCGACGCCAAGGCATATAACCAGCGTGAGAACCAGTTCGACCAGCACGTCACGCCGGCAATCGCCAATGTGGTCGCGATGCCGCCTGGACCTGAGCGTGCCATGGCGCTGAAGCAGGCCGCGCAAAATCCC